GCAAATAAAGCCGATTATAACCACTTTGTAAGGCATATGCACTCTATAAGTCCTAATAACTTCATTGGCATTGTTGTTACTACCAATATACTCAATATTACATAATGGAAACTTAGCATCAAAGCTATCATCTATTATGTTTTGTATTGGCACTTGTAGGATGTTGTAAGTTGTTGGTAGCAACTTTACTGCATCCGTTATTATTTGATATATTTGGCTTAGTGTTTGCATTGAATTTTTTTAACTTGATTAAAATATCTTTTTCTTTTTTTATCTCCACCCGCAATCTTTTTTATCATCATTCAAATATATCGAAGGCGAATAGGTATTGGTAGTTGCATTCACATCTGTGCTTTCGGTAGTGTATTCTGGGAACAAAGTTTTATTGTTTTGCAAATATGAAACTAACCTTTGCATATAGCTGTCCATTTTATTACGATGCCTATCACTAATCTTTTCCAATTCGTCATAACTTGCCATGTCGGCAAATTCATCACGCTTTTTTGTAATTCCTTTGGTATAGTTTTGGTAAGTGCTATCAATTACATAATCACTCAATACACCATAAATAATTACATCTAAAATATAATCATTTACTAAATTTAAATAAACACCTGCAAGTGTACTTGCTTTTTTATCGGCTTTTAGTTTGTAATACAAAGTATCTCCCAAAATAGGATGCACATATAAATCTTGCACCGCACAAATTGAAGGTGTAAGCATTTCTAAAGGTACATTTGCGTGTACTAGGTTTCTATCTTTAAAAACCTGCTCATTAATTAGTTTTACTTGACTGTTTATCATTGCTATTTGTTTTTACTTACTAAATTACCTACCCATCTATGCCTACAACTTGGCGAAGGAGTGCCACTGCCATCGTTCCACCATCCACCTGCGCGGTCAAACACGCTATAACCCAATCTTGCGCTAATACTTTCGATATCTTTACGGCTGTAATACCTATCTAACGCTATTAATCTTTGGCAAAAAGGTCGGCTAGGATGCTCTGGAGTATCTCTTTCGCTGACTGGTATCTCATCTTTCCATTCATAAGAAAACATAACACGATAATCTGTGCTTGTTGGTGCTTCAATTACTTCAATTCCACTTGTTCCAATGCTAATTTTCCCTTGTTTTTCTAGTTGATTTAGCGCATTTTCAACGTCTTTTTCACTCAAATCCATGTCATTTGCTATGCTTTCTATCGTAGCATCAGGATTAACGGCTAAAATGCCGTAAATATCGCTTATATCTGCCTTCGTTACACTTAGTGCTATATGCCTTACAAAGTGGTTATAATCGGCTTTATTTGCGCCAAATTCGCTAAATATTGCCAATATATCATCATGCTTTGATTGCATTATAGGTGCTGCAACTTGTTTTGGTTCTTCTATTGGCATTGGTTCATATCCTAATAACTCCCTTTGTTCGTCAATAGTTAGCACTGCTGCAATATTTGCACTATCTAAAACTATACCAATTGGATCGGTTGGCATCATTCCCATAACCGAAGTGTCTAAAGTATCATTTAAATCCTTAACCAACTTCATTAACTCTTGATGTACCGCATCTCTCCGATAATAAACATAGGTGTTATTGAATATTTGATAGCTTTCTTTAAGATTATTCGTGCCACCTAACTTGCCAGGTACACTAATTCCAAATAATTCTGGACTTGTAACCTCATGGCATGAAAAAATATTATTTCTAATCAACTCGTCAATAGCTGAATAGTTTTCTTTTACTAAATCCGATACTCCTAAATCGTCTATAATTGTTTTTCTATTTACATCCGAAACGAAATCTAGTATAATACTTTCGCCACCTTCGCCTGTGTAAGTGTCGCTGAATTTCTTTTTAATTCTTGATTTTATTTCTTCCGTTGGTTCGCCATTTACTAGCGTTACATGCTTAGTTGCCTTAAAGCCTTGCTTGCTATTTGTGTATGTGTGCTTACTTACTTCAACATCTGCAGCTATGTAATTTAACCCTTGAAAATAATTAGGTGTAGGATAAACATTTGCAGGATTTTCGTTTTCTGCATAAAAAAATAATTCTCTTAAACCATCTGGATTAGGTTCGCCATAAATTACAAACTCAACTAAGTTACTCATGCCTGTAGTTGTCAATTGTGGATTTACTATATACCAATATTTAGTACCATCGTAATTGCGTGCAATGTTTCTATTTGGTATTGGATGCAAGCTTGCAACTTTGCCTTTTTTATTTCTTATAACCTCAATATAAAACGCATTAAATATCTCATAATTTAATATGCACTTTTTTGCCAAATCATTTAGCGTATCTGTTGCACTTACCTTTGGATTGTAGGCATAGCCTTTGCCATAAATATACTTAGCCTTACCTTTTACCAAGCTACCATGCTTCGGTGAGTTTTGGAAAAGGTACATTAAGTACTCGTTATAGTTTACATTATTAGTACTTACATTTAATATAGGCTTTTCGTTATTGCCTACTCTAAATAGTGGATTATACGGCTTTAATGCCTCTGCTAGTTTTATATTAAATCCTTCCATATTGTTATAAAAAAAGGTACACTTATCAGCATACCTTTTTTAATTGTTTTATTTTAAAATTAAGCAGTTAATGCTGCGATGATTGAGCTATCTACTTCCTTAAATGGTGCTATCTCTTTACCTTTAAAGCTAAGCATTGAACCATTGAAGTCTGCAAACTTAGTACCACTTTCGCGGCTTCCTGATTTTGTCAAACCATACTTTTCACCAAGTAACCAATACTTACCATTGTTATCTTCTGCAATAATACATAGTGTATTTTGAGCCAATAATAATAAAGTATTTCTAGTGGTTGTAGTTAGTGCATTTTTCTTTGCAGTTACTTCTATTACATATTCTGCAGTGTCGTTTTCTTCATCTACGTTTTCAGTTTCTTTAAAGTTAATCACTTCTTTTTTGAAAATGAAATTATAGAATTTCTTTGTAGCTACCATTGTGATAGCGGTAATTACACCTGCTGTTTCTGTGATACTTGAAACATTTGCAAGTTCTGTTATTCTTAAGGATTTCGCGCCGCCATGTAAATCTTTACATGCGTCTAAAGTAAACCCTGCTGTTAAATTACAAGCCATATTTATTTATTATTTTTTTTGAATGATATTAAAATAAGGAGTGAGTTGTTTACCCACTCCTTACTAATTTAATTATGCTAATTTGAAGTAAGCTACTTCTGATGTTCTTGCAAAAGTTACACCTAATTTATATTTGCAAAGTAATCTTGTTTTCATTGAGTATTCGTCATACTTCAACTCTACTACTTCATGCTCTCCTTCTCCATCTATTGCCATTACCATGTTAGGCCAAGCGAAAGATAATATCATGTTGCTACCGTTCATACCATTTACAGGGATAACTCTTGTTGCAGTACCAGGTATAACAAACTCGCTAACACCATCTTGAGTAACTGTATAGCTAAACAAGTTAGCTGTAGTTAATGCTTGAGCAAATTTGCGAGCTGTATCTGCACCACATAATACTACTCTATCTTGTGAAGTAGCTAATTCAATTGGAGTTGCATTTTCAATACCATTGAATATTCCTATTACATTTGCTACTGTAATACCTGTTGCTGTTGCAATTGGTCCGCCTGTTGTATATAAAGCTACATTAGAGTTTACACCACCTGTTTGTACTTGCTTTAATAAGCCATCTAAAAATACTAAGTTACCAGCACCTGCAGTATCTCCTTTGAATACTAAGTTTTCGTTAGCTTCTGCAATTCTTTTAACTTTCATATCTACGATAGATTGAGCAAATGCAACTTCATCGAAGTTCTTGCTACCTTTCATCATAGCTAATTGAGTGTATTTTGCTCTTACATCATCATAACAAATTTCTTCCATAATGCTAATTGGTGCTACTGTTACAATCTTATCTGTAATAGTTGCTGAACCACTCGCATTCCATGTGCAGTTATTGCCTGATTGTAAAGTTACTGGGCCATCCAACAACAAAACATTTGCTGATGTTTTTACTCCCGCTTGAACCGTTGCTTTGCTTGCTGCTTCGGTTAAAAATTTTGTGCCAAATGTGGCTGCTAAAATTACCTCGTTGACGTTTTGAGGTACATAATTAGTTAATCCTGATACTACTGTTGCCATTGTATGTTATTTGTTTTTTTTTTTATTTATTTTTTTAAAAAGTTTGTAAAAGCCTCGCCTAATAATTCTCTGCGTTGCTCCTTATCTGATTTGTTTATTTTGTTGTGCTCTACATGGATAGGCTCTGCAGTTGGCATGTCTGCCAATACTTCAATAGCTTGCTTAGTAGATGCAAAAGCTAATGCTGTTGATTTTTGTAAATCATCTATTTGCTTTTGGTATTGCTTTGCTGCTTCTGCAATCATGTGTTCTACTTTCTCAATAGATAAATGCGCAACTTCTTCAACTGATTCTGCTTCTGGCATTTCGCTTTCTGCTTCGCTAATTTCTGTTATAGCACCACCTTCGCCAACTGTTACAACCGTTGCACCTTCAGCTACTATGTATTCACCTGCAGGAACTGGAACACCGCCCATTGTCATTATCTTACCAATTTCTAATGCTTCTACTTCGTACTCGTTACCACTTGCATCAACAACTTTCATTAATTCTATTGGTGCGCTTTCTTCAATAATTGGTTGAGCATCGAATTTAACATTCGTTAAAATGCTCTTTATTTGTTGCAAAATATTTGCTTTATTTTCACTCATTTTATTTTTGCTTTATTATATATATAAAAAGTTTGTTAGATTTCCTTTACAAGTTCTAATATCTCATCAAATGCCCTATCGATAGACATTTCAGCTTTTACTTCTTTCTTTTCCATGCCAAAAAATCCCTCAATACTAAACCCTTTTAACTTGCCTTCCTTCACTTGCTGCCATACTGCAGGATTATTTACTTTCATTGAAACAAACCAAGTCCCATCTGGTAAATCTTCGTAGCCTGCCATTGGTGCAATACCTCTTTGGCTATCACTCAAAAAACTTTCAAACACAAAAACATCCTTAGCTTTCGCACCATGCATAAGATTTACATTGGATTGGTTGCCTTGTTCCATGTAACGAAGCACAACCGCCTCAATTGTATCTTTGCTAATTACAGTATTATATTCGCCATTAGCATCGTTGCGATAAATCAATTTATCTGGTATCATTGCTGGGCCGCTAACTATCATCCTTTCGTTGTTTGCAGTCCATTCT